GCGTTTGCCCAGTATAGGAGAAAACTCTCCGACGGCAGGAAACGGTATAACCCGTTCAACCACGTCGTCGAGCCACCTGACAGATCTCCACAACCCGCGTTTGTATAGCTGGTTGCGGAGTGACACTGTCGAGATGATCTCCTGAACGTCTTTCCGTTGTGTTGGGATCTCTCTACGGACGCGAACGACTGAAACGTCTTCGCCCATAAAGTAATCCTTTCCGCAAGACTCCCGGAAATAACCACTCCAGTAAGACTTGCTAGCATTAACCTTGAACCCAAAAGATTCAAGAGTGCTAACAACAGAGCGCACATAGCGCACGGGAACGATAATATCATCCCCGTACGTGCGCACCTGGCCGTAGAATGACTTTATGTCATCTACGGTTAAAGGCCTTCTTAGCTCTCTTTCAATCCCAAGGAAAATCACTGTCATAAAGACGAGAGATTCCATAGGAAAGCAGAGGGCTGAACCCATAGAAGCGAACTTGGCAAGACGAATGATTTTCTTTTCGCCTTTAACAAGTACTTCAGCCTTCCTGGACCTTGTTGCGTCTACAGCCTCATCAAGATGAGGATGATTCTTCAACATGGTCCGAACGAGCTGATTCGAAACACGATCCGAGGCTTCACTCAAGTCGAGTGTAGCTAGATCTCCGAAGAGAGATCCAAGGCGAGCCAACTCCTGATTAGGGACGTTGCTTTGCCACTGGATAAGGTTCCGCGCATTGTCATTTGCGAGGATAGCCTTCTCGAAAGATTCCAACAAACCTTGCTGTGCATATTGCATAGCTGTAGGTTCGATGGCAATAATTCGGGGTGTTTTGAGCGTCTTAGGAACTAGGACGACCCTAACGGGTCGTTCTGCTCCGGGTTCGAGCCAGTCAATATGGTCAAGGTTAGAGAGGTACTTCCAATTCGGGAGTAGAAAACTACCCGCGGGAAACACCTTCTCAAGCCGTTCGGTCCATTCCGTCTGATTGAACTTTTGGTTACCCTTAAGTCGATCAGCGGTTGAACCGGGACCATGCTTTGGGATGATTTCATACCTTGCAACTGTGTTATCCACTGCTGCAAAGAGATCAGCCCAAAGCAAGCGCGAAACTCTATGAAAGTCCTCAGTTTCCTGAGGTCCTCTAAGAGCGTCCGCTTCTTTGACTGACTTCTCACACTCGAGATAGCCCGCAATGGCTGCATCCTTCCTAGTATCACTACATGGAAGAAGAATCTTTCCAAACATCAACGTAAGTTGACGAATGGCATAGACCGCATCCACATTGGGCTTGTCGAGAAGAAGACCAGTTCCACGGTCAAACACAAGATCGAAGAAACCTCCGAGAAATCGGGGGAGACTACCAGTAAAGGTAAAACCTATAAACTGGTTGCGATCTACCTTGCCTTCAGCAAGACTTTTTTGGAAGTCTGTAGCGAAGGCAGGTAGGGTTATCGTGAGAAACGATATACCTTCGTGCTTGACGCGAGTTTGGACTGTTTTATAATCCAAACTGGTGCTGGTGCAACACCAAGTGGCGAGTTCACTTGCCACTTCCTGCCAGAGTAACATAAGGCTTTTCAAGCCGGCTCCTAATATGAGTTCGAGCTTCCATAGCCATGTAGTTATTCTGCAAACGCTAGATTCAGTCCTAGCCTAGTTTTCGCCGCCGAGAAGCTGCGAAATCTTGGCTCCAGAGGAAGCAGTAAGAGCGGCAACAAAGCCGTCAACATACTGCTTGAGCTCGGTATTCGTGAACCCGGCCACGGGAGCGTCAACAACCAAATAAACACTGGTTGAAAGCTTGACGTTCTGGGTCGGGAGCAGAGGATCCGAAGCAACCTTGGACGCATCAAGGCGGATCGTCCGTCGAGTGCGCTTGCCATAGGCATGCGCGACGGACAGTCGCGTGTTTCCATCTGCAGCAGTAAAAGTACCGGAATTTACTCCGGAACTCGTACGCGGCAGGGAAACAGCGACCGCATTGATGGTTACGGACTGGGGGTCTGCAAAAGACATGGCATTACTCTTTTCGGTTGATTGTGTCGAGGATCATATCCTCAAAGACCGCACAATCATCTCCTTGTGAGAGATGATCATACGTCAGCATCTATTCTATAGATGCCTAGGGCCTCGGGAAATACCCAAGGCCCCTAGTATGGCAGATTGTCGCCCGTCAAGGGCAGTCATGTCAAAGCCAAAACCAAATGGGGTTGCTCTGCGTCTGATCTTACTTTGTGAAGTAACGGTCAGATTCAGATCTCGTTGCTCGGAAGGGTAAAACCTTCCTCGCCACTCGAGTCTATAGTTGATTGTTGCAGTTTTTGACTGCATTATATAACCATAGGGCATTACCAGCCCGTCTTGAGCGAAACGAGAAACATTGTGGAGAACATCCCCAATGTTACCGTTCCAATCGACGAGCCAACTCCAGGGAGCAAGGTTCCAAACGGTCGCGGGCGTAAGCTCGAGACCGTAAAGTTTCCTTGCCTCGGCTGCAGAACGTGCGATACGATCAGGCAAAGTATTGCCAAGATTCATATGGTACGTAAAGCAACCAGAGAACCAGGTCTTCGTGACTACGTAAGTAGAAACACGAAGTGGCGCC